TGCAACGGACCATAAACCATCTTAAAACGGGCATTATGGGACTCACGAAAATGAATAATATTAGGGACACCCAAATCCAAAACAGAAACATCAATAAACAAACGTTTAAGAAAAACCACCTGCCTATCATAAGCAATTCCTGATTCAAAGTCTACTCTAGATAAAAAAGTACGACTAACCTCAACATCACGAAATTCAAAACCTAAAAAATCAATCATAAAATCAACCCACAATTTATGACTAACAATATGTTTCCATTTAATAAGATAGCCTATAACATGGTCATCACCTGTAATACAAAGGGGGTAATCACCATTCTCAACTGCCAACCGTATGTCATCGCCTAAAACATGAGTAGCAATGACACGCGAAATAAACAAACACCATCCTAATAAAACCATCCACGAATCACCATGAGATGTAATAAAACTACCAGACGGCATAACACCAACAACAGCACGCCATACATCACCAAAATAAGAACAAATCTTACAAGCAAGATTAATACCACAATATTTCAGCAAATAACACAAAAACAAATAAGACTGATCCGGGGACTGACCAATATCAACGTACCTATGAATTTCAGTTACCATCAAGCCAAGAAAAAAAGCTTTTATGGTCGTATCTAAACCACGAAAATCAGCATGACCCCATTCATGATCAGGGCTATCATACTTCATGGAAATGGCTAAACGATGTGCACCACCACCCCACATAGAACGACCAATATAAATAGCTGAAGGTTTATTTTTCGTACCTCTCTCAATTTTCTGTCTCATTTCACCAACTAAACGATGAGTAACATGTCCTAAAGAGTTATCAACCCATAATAAACGTATCTTCTTATGAAACTTTAACAAATCTTCATAATTAGAACCTGCCTCATTATAACACTCTTGCTTGAGTGCAACACGGGTGTAATAATTAGGTAAAGGATTATCATTCATAGGTAACTCATTGTATGCAGTTTCAATCTGAGCAATTATACGATCCAACTGAGGTCCTTTAGTACCACTAGAAGTTAAAACATAAACATCATTATCTTTACGCCTAGTAGTATTAGTAACAAAATCAATACCATGGGAACGATCCTTAGGTATAGTATCATAATTAACCCTAAGAGGATGATAATGAAATGCTTTAGTACCAAACTTATGAAAAGTAAATAAATAATGCTTGTACATAATTTCAAGAGCTGAAGCCAAATTAAGAGCTAACATCTGCTTTTGTTCAAAAGAAAAGGTCTGGTCACGACCTGTTTTTTTATAAGCCGATGTAAGCTTCTGATAAACAGAAGATGTAGCAAAAACTGTTCTATCTAACTGAACTCCATCAACAACAACCCAACCAAATATCTGATTAAAAACTGAACTATCAGACATAGTCTTATTATAAACTTTACCTACCCCTAATGTATAACCAGGCAATTTACTTGCACCAGGAAGACGCGATCGTTGAAAACTACGCACTATAGCTACTTTACTAATATTAGGATCCATCATCTTCCACCTCACCACATCCCACCTCCGAACAATAGAGGCGGTCCACACTGCCATGTCATACGGTTCTGTGTCCTTAAAAACTACCCCCTTACCAGCAACATAAGGGAGCACTTTATGATTAGAAGGCACTGTACCCGAAATGATAAGAGCTGACAACATCTTATCATCCAAAATCTTCATATTCTTACGATACTGAATAGTATGATAAACCCTCTCAAACGTACCTTCTATTCTTAGTAGTAACCTAAGAATAAGGTCAGCTGAAGATTCACTATCCTTTCTAACTTCATATATTACTATATCTGTTTCAAAATTACATGTAGGTGTAACATTTATAGTAAACTCAAGGTCTCCAGTATGCTCATCTCCATTAACCCACTTCCACGAGGATCTTCTTGAACTTTTACCTGAATGGAACAAATGAGCACA